CAGGCGGGACAGGTTCTACGTCTTCCAATGGTGGTGCTGGTGGCGATGGCACAGAAATAAAATCTCCTTGTGGATTAGTTGGAAGTGGCGGTGGTGGTGGAGGAAGTGCTGGCGGTTTTAGTTCTGGCGACGCTGGTAGCTTCGGTGGCGGTGGCGGAGGTCTTACAGGCGCAGTCGCTGGTCAACATACTGGATCAGGCGGGAATGGTTTAATTGTTATTAGTTATATGCCGGTTAGTCAGGTCCGCATCTTCCTTACGACGACCGGCGCAGGGACTTGGACAGTTCCACCAGATTGGTCCAATGTTAATAAGATTGAAACGATCGGCGCTGGTGGTAGCGGCGCAAAAGGCTCTGGCAACCACGCTGTAGGTGGCGGCGGTGGAGCTTATAATACCGTTAGCAATCTGGCTCTGACAGTAGGCGCGAGCATCCAGTTTACCGTTGGTGCGGGCGCTGCTGGCACGTCAACAAATCCAGCGAACGGTGCTGCTGGTGGCGACACTTGGTTCAATGGCGCTAGTCTTGCTGCGTCGTCTGTAGGATCTAAAGGCGGTGCTGGCGGAACTAATGCCGCTGGCAATGTGACTGGCGCCGCTGGTGGTTTGGCATCTGGCGGAGTTGGTACAGGTTTTAATGGTGGTGCCGGCGGCAGTATGACCGGCGCCTCGGGTAGTGGCGCCTCTGGTGGTGGTGGCGCGGCTGGACCAAATGGAGCAGGTGTTGCTGGTGCATCGACATCTTCGACTGGCACTACTCAGCTCACCGCTGGCGGTAATGGCGACAACGGAAGTGGTGGTGCGGGAGGTGCGCAGCCTGCGGTAAATGCGCAGGGCAATAACGGCGGCGCTGGAGCGGAATGGACAGCTACTGACGGTACTACTGCTGGTTCAGGTGGTGGTGGTTCGGGAGCCAATCCAAGTTCTGCTCCAGGAGCTGGTGACGGTGGCGCTTATGGTGGCGGTGGCGGTGCTCAACTAGGTACAGCAGGGACTTTCTCTGGTGATGGTGGCAATGGCCTCATCGTTATTACTTACACGCCGACGAAGACGGTTTATTACATAGGCTCAGGTACAATCTTTCCAGTACCATCTGACTGGAATAATGTAAACAATAAAGTCGAGACGATTGGTGGTGGTGGTAGCGGTGGAACTTCTTGGAATGCTACCAATCCAACTGCTACTGGTGGTGGCGGTGGCGCCTATAATACTTCTTCAAATATAACTCTTACTCCTGGTGCTCAAGCACCAATGCAAGTCGGTGCTGGCGGAGCGGCTCCAGCTGTTTCCACGTCTGCCAACAATCGTGTTGGTAATGCTGGAACAGATACTTGGTTCAATGGTGCTAGTCTCGCGGCAGCGTCTTGCGGATCGAAAGCTGGAACTGGCGGCAGTGCCAAGTCTGGTGCATCATCTAGTCTGAACGGTGGAACTGGAGGTGTTGCGTCATCCGGCGTTGGCTCCGGGTTTGATGGAGGTCGAGGAGGTAATACAGCGTCGCAAACAAACTCAGTTGCGACAGGCGGCGGTGGCGCTGGTGGACCAAGTGGAGTAGGTTCTCCTGGTGTAGATCACTCAGGCGCTCCTGCACTAGGTGGCGATGGTGGTTCTGGCGATGGTGGTTCTGGTGGTGCAGGCGGTATTGGTGCCGCTAATGCGACTGGTGGTGCAGGCGGCGACGGAACAGAGTGGACAACAACTAGCGATGCTGGTGGTCCTATTGGTTCTGGTGGCGGAGGCGGTGGATCACGTAGTGCAACGGCGACAGCAGGTTCTGCTGGCAACTATGGTGCTGGTAGTGGTTCTGCTGTCGCAGGTAGTGGAACAGTCACAGGTAAAGCAGGTGCCAATGGCATAATCATAGTCGCCTACACGCAAGTTGGAATGCAAGCAACCTTTAGTGGTGCTGGATCGCTGAGCGCCAATGTTCATAAAACAAAATTAGCTCAAGCTACTTTCGCTGGTTTGGGTTCTTTAAGTGCTAATGTTCAAAAAACAAAACTTGCTCAAGCTACTTTTGCCGGACTGGGCAATCTATCAGCAGAGGGAATAATAGTCCCGGCTGGTGGTACTGCTTGGCCCGGACAGGCGACTTTAAATGGCGCTGGTGGGTTGAGTATTCTTGCTCAACTTAATCAGGCTGCCTTGATTGTATTTGGTGGTGCGGGTTCTTTAAGTGTAGATACAGGCAAATCGAAAGACGCGCAAGCTACATTCGTTGGCGCTGGCTCTCTAAGCGCGTTGGCGACCCTTAATCAAGTTGCGTCTGCTATTTTGAATGGAGCAGGTTCATTAAGCACTTTGGTTACACAAGGAATGGCAGCGTCGGCGATCCTTGGTGGTCTGGGATCGCTGCTCATTGATACCGGCAAATCGAAAGACGCGCAAGCGACGTTAGTTGGTTCCGGTTCGTTAAGTGTTTTGATTAATCAGGGTATGGCGGCGCGTGCCTCTTTGGGCGGTACTGGATCGCTTAGTGTCTTTGCTAATCTTCGCGCTGTAGCTAGCGCGATATTAAATGGCCTTGGAAATTTACAAGTTGAAGCTACCATTACTGGAGCAACTAATGCTTGGCCCGGTCAGGCGACGTTAAATGGCGCTGGAGGTTTATCTGTTGCAGTTCAACTTCAACAAGCAGCACTAGCTAGATTTAATGGAGCCGGTTCTTTAACGGCTAGTGCGGGTCAAGGAATGGCAGCGTTCGCTATTCTGAATGGCCTAGGATCGTTGTTAGTTGATACTGGCAAATCGAAAACCGCGCAAGCTACTTTTAGTGGCGTTGGTTCTTTAACTGTTAGCATCGTTCAAGGAATGACTGCGTCTGCTATTTTGAATGGCTTGGGATCGTTATTAGTTGATACAAGTAAATCAAAGACTGCTAGTGCAATTTTAAATGGTATTGGAAATTTACAAGCAGAAGGTTTAATCACCGGCGCAACTAACAATTGGGCTGGTCAAGCTACCTTAAGCGGCACTGGAGGTTTATCTGTTCTAGCTAGATTGAATCAAGCCGCCTTGGCTACTTTACCGGGCGCTGGTTCTTTAAGCGCGCGCATTACTTCGCAAGGCTTAAGTGTAGCAGCAACATTTTCTGGCGCTGGTGCTTTATCTGTTCGTGGCACTATGGGTTCAATTATTAGTGCTACATTGAATGGCTCTGGAAATTTATCGGCATATGCGAGTATTTCAGCTGTTGTATCGGCGCGATTTATTGGATCAGGAAATCTATTGGCTAATGCTACACTTATTCCATTTGGTACGAATTTTATATATGCGACATTTAATGGTCGAGGAGGATTGATTGTTGATATGGTTAAGTTTGGACCGCGTCATGTGCGAAGTGCCAGAAGTGTTTCTGTAGAAGGCGTAAGCTCTCGCCCAGGACCGGAGCAGGAGCAAAGACCACAGCCAACTAGAACACGGAGAACAGGTAGTTAGCCATGCCTATTCGTTTAATTACCGCACCAACGGTCGAGCCTATTACCTTGACAGAAGCCAAGGCACATCTTCGTGTTGATCATAATCAAGACGATACTCTTATATTAGGCATGGTTGAAGCCTCTCGCATATATTGCGAGCAATGGACCGCCAGGGCGTTCATAACCCAGACTTGGGAATTGGTGATTGATAAATTTCCTGTGGCTGAAATCCAAATACCATTGCCGCCGCTACAATCGGTTACAAGTATCAAATATGATGACGGTAATGGCGTTGAGCAAACATTAGGTATTGATCAATATGAAGTTGATAACGTTAATCAACCGGGATGGGTGGTTCCAGTAACGACTGGTTGGCCACGTGGTATTTGGCTCGGCATCAATTCAGTTCGCATTCGGTATGTTGCCGGATATCTTCCTGGCACCGATTCCCCGGTCGATCTGGCAGCGAACGTTCCGCAGTCGCTAAAGGCTGCGATGTATCTTTGCCTTGGTCAATGGTACGATCAAAGAGAAGATATCGTAGTTGGAACAGTCATAAATAAAGTGCCGACTGGAAACGTGGATTATCTACTGCGGCAATACCGAGTTGCTTTGGGAATGGCATGAAGAACTACGCTTTTGAAATTGGCCGTCGGGAAAATAAATGGTGGCCAGATTGGAGCGGAGACTGCGTTGCCATCATTGGCGGTGGCCCCAGTATCAAACAAACGGATCTATCGATCCTTAAGGATCGTATCCATATCATTGCCATAAAGACCGCCATTGATTTGGTGCCTTGGGCTGAGGTTGTTTATGGTTGTGATGCTCCTTGGTGGTTAGATCGGAGAGGGCTGCCAAAGTTTGGTGGGCTCAAGTTCTTTCACGGGCCACAGGCTGCCAATCATTGGAAAGATATGCATCGTGTTGAAATTGTAATGGGTAAGGATGAGATGCTGGTAGACTTACCCCTTAAGATCGGCAATGGTGGTTGCAGCGGGTTTCAGTCGCTCAATCTTGCGGTCCAGTTTGGAGCGTCTGACATAATCTTGGTGGGATTCGATCTTCACGACCGCGGTGGTGTTCATTGGTATGGGAGAAACAAGTGGGATCGAGCCAGTAATCCCATGCCAAGCAACTTTAACCGATGGAATAAAGGATTCGCTGCTGCATTACCTTCGTTGAACAAGTTGGGAATAACAGTGGTGAATGCTTCAACTGAAAGTGAGCTGAAACCATTCCCGAAGAAATCGCTGCAAGAAACAATTGAGGAGTGGGGCTTGTGACTAATTCACCTGCGCATTCTATCTGGCTTGGATATGATCAACGAATGCCGGTGGCGTTTGCCGTGGCGAAGTATTCCATCCGACGTTTCATCAGTCATGTTCCGGTTTACGGTTTGGTGCTCGACGATCTTAAATCGCGAGGTTATTATTCGCGACCAACTATTACCAAGGATGGACAACTTTGGGATGTCATCTCTGACGCCCCGATGTCTACCGAGTTCAGCATTTCAAGGTTCCTGGTGCCGGCAGTAGCGCGCAGCGGCCTGGCCTTGTTTTGTGATAGCGATGTAATTTTCCGTAACAACGTAGCGCGGTTGTTCGAGTTGGCCAATACCGGGAAAGCGGTTTATTGTGTAAAACATAATCATCACCCGCCAGATCAGATGAAGATGGATCATCAAATACAGACGCGGTACTCGCGAAAGAATTGGTCGTCGGTGATGATCTTTGATTGTGACCACCCGGCCAATAAACGATTGACCACGCAAATGGTCAATACCAAACCAGGTCGTGACCTGCATCAGTTTTGTTGGTTACATGATAATGAGATTGGAGAGCTGCCGGCTAAGTGGAATTACCTTGTGGGGTATGATCAGATAGAAGGCGAACCTTCTTTGGTTCATTTCACCAATGGCCTTCCGGACATGGAGGGCTATCGTAATCAAGAGTATGCTGATGAATGGCTCGCCATGCGAGCGCCGGCGGTCGGTGCCATATGACCTGGCATGATAAGGCAAAGGTTGCTGACTTCATGGATGAGAGTAACTTGGTGCGTCGCGTCCAGGGCATCCATGAAATACGCTTCGATGGTTTCAGTGATCTTTTGTTGAGAGCGCGCGGCGCCTCGGTTCTCGATATTGGTTGTAATCGAGGGCACATTGGTTGGGAGTTTGCGGTCAATGGCGCTAGGCTGGTTCATGGCTGCGATATAGATGCCCCGAGCGTCCAGTGCGCCAATATGTGGTTTTCAGAGAACCCGAACGTCGAGAGTAAGTTTGTAGTAGTTGATTTGCGGGGAGGAGCAAAGGCGGTTCAAGATGCCTTTGGAGTTAAACAATACGATATTGTTTTGTTTCTTGGGGTTTATCATAAGATCAAGCGGGTAATGATCGCCACCGATTTGGATGATTTGACCTTGAAGTTGGCCAATCGCGCCTCGACTTATTTCTGTTGGACTGGATATGCGGAGGATCTGGCCCCAGTCAATGCAGCGGCGTCCAGTGTAGGGTTGACGCTTGTTCATAAATCGGAACTTGCGCTACCTGATCGACCGGCAGCTATCTGGAAGCGGCGGTGATGGGTATTGGTGATGATATCATTGCCACTTCGTTTGCTGTAGGGGTAAGCGAGCGTCTGGTTGCATTTGGTGATGGCAAGAAGATCATTTGGGGACCGTATTCGGAAATGGTTTTTCGACATAACCCAAAGATCGCGCGCCCTGGACAAGAGCAGCTTAAGAATTTGAAGTGGGTTCCATACTATAAAGGACATCGCATCTATAACAAATCTGTAAATGATCATTGGGAATGGAACCTTGAGTTTAAGGTAAAGCGAGGGGAGCTGTTCTTTTCTGCGGATGAAATATACGATCAAGATGAGAAGTTGATATTGATCGAGCCGAATTTACCTAACAAAACAAATTCGCTGAATAAGGAATGGCCTTTAGATCGATGGCGGCTATTGACAAATGAGCTGGGTCATCGTGGTTGGAAGGTTCGTCAGTTTGGCTATGGTGGAAAGAATCGAGTAGTTACCGAGGTGATTACCTCGACGTTCAGACAAGCTGCCGGTCGCCTTCTTAGTGCTCGTCTTGCCATTCTTCCGGAAGGTGGTTTGCATCATGCCGCGGCAGCGGTAGGGACGCCAGCTGTTGTTTTGTTTGGTGGTTTTGCACCGCCGGTCGTATTGGGCTATGATACTCATGTCAATTTAGTTGGAACAGGATTGATTGCTTGTGGCAGTTTCAGGCGATGCTCTCATTGCATCGCGGCGATGAACTCGATTACTGTCGATGATGTTTTGGAAGCTACTGAGAGGTTGTTACAATGAAGTATCCCATGTTACAGGATCCCGAGGAGCTGGCTTCGTTTATACAGTTGATCCGTGATAATGGGGTCAAGAGCTTTCTTGAAGTTGGATCTAAGTTTGGTGGTACGCTATGGTCGATCAGCAACACCTTGCCGAAAGGATCGCGAATAGTTTCGGTGGACCTGCCGCAGGGCGGTAATAGCCAACCTCATCTGGAAAGGTGTGTTTCAGAGTTACGGGCACTTGGCTATGATATCCATCTCTTGTTTGGTGATAGCACTGATCAGAGAATTATTGATGCAGTCAGGGGTCTTGGCCCATTTGATTTGATTTTTATCGATGCCAATCATACCGAACCTTACGTCTGGAAAGATTGGAACAATTATAAGCAAATGACCAAGATGATCGCGTTTCACGATATCGGGTTCCGGCAGCTGCCACATAAGCGCATTGAACAAATTCATGTTCCGGTAGTGTGGGAGCAGATAAAGAAAGATCGCCGGTACGTCGAGTTCAAGAATTGCAAGGCGTCCAATGGCATTGGGGTGATTTGGTTGTGACATGGGATATGGCGATGATGTCATAGCAACTGGGATCGCCAAGGGCGCTTTTGCCAGAGGCAAGAAGATCGCCTTTGGTCACAGTGGCAAGATTCTCTGGGGGCCATTCTCTGCCGAAATTTTCCGTGGCAATCCAAACATCGCAGTTCCTGGACAAGAACGAGATTCAAACATCGAATGGTTTCAGTTCCATCCTGGCCACCGGATTTACGCTATTCATAATAAGCCGCAGAGCCACTTAATTTGGAACTACAACTTTAAAGTATCTGCTGGAGAGATTTATTTTAAGGATAAGCCGGCCAAATGGGGATCAAATTTGATAACCATAGAACCCAACGTGTTTAAAGGTGATGCACCGGGGAAGGAATATTCGATCAATAAGCAATGGCCAGTCGATCGTTATCAGAAAGTCGCCGATTACTTATCAGCTAAAGGGTTTCTGGTTGCGCAGCCAGTGTATCGGAAGTCTGTTGTCAGATTACGAAATGTGAGGATTGTTGAGACCCCGACTTATACCGATGCGCTGGCCTTGATTAGAGCGGCGCGTTTGCATATTGGTCCGGAGGGTGGTTTGCAACAAGGCGCGGCAGCGGTAGGAACTCGTGCGGTGATATTGTTTGGTGGCTTTAGTCCTCCAAAGATAATGGGCCATGATACTCATATTAATCTGGTAGGCGATCAGAACCCATGCGGAAGTTTGAAGTATTGTTCTCATTGTGCCGAGGCAATGAAACGAATTTCGATTGGGGAAGTAATAGCAGCTGCGGATGGTGTGTTGAATGAATGAGATAGATCGGGTAACACCGTACACCAAATCTGCTGGGGTGCGTCTTGTTGCAATGCGTGAAGCTCTACTCGCCATCGATGCTGACGGCATCGAGGGTGATGTAGTTGAATGTGGGGTCTGGCGTGGCGGCAATATGATGTTAACGCGAATCATGTCTCCGTCCCGGATTTGTTGGTTGTACGATACTTTTGATGGGATGACCAAACCTGATGAAGAGTTAGATATTAAACCCAAAGGGGCGCGGGCGATTGATCGTTATAATGCCAAAACTAAAAACGGGGCAAAATGGAATGCGGCCTCGCTTAGTGAGGTTCGGTCATTGTTTGATAAAGAAAAACTTAATAGTAGCAAGTATGTTAAATATGTGGTTGGCCCAGTGGAAGAAACACTTTTCAAGGTTGTCCCCGATACAATTGCATTGCTCCGTCTTGACGTTGACTGGCATTCACCGACCAAGATTTCTCTCGAAGTCCTTTATCCTCGCCTCGCCAAGAATGGGTTCTTGATTGTTGATGATTACGGTCATTGGTTGGGTTGTAAAAAAGCGGTGGATGATTATTTTGGAACATCTCCGCCACCACATAGGGACATTGATTATAGTTGCAGGGTGTATCGCAAATGCTAGCGATCAGCACTTGGCTTTGGGGAGATAAGTATTCAGTTGAGGATGTCTACAAACTAAAGCGCGGCATCGATCGTCATCTGCAACAACCATATCGATTCCTGGTCATGACCGAACGCGAGCGCGATTGGACGCCAGGCGAAGGAATCGAGCGTCACGCCATCAAGGATCCTGAGTTGTTGGCTTTCAAGGGTTGTTTTGTTCGATTGCGGATGTTCGATAAGGGCTGGCAGATCAATCGTGGCTTAGATGACCGGCTGGTCTGCCTCGATCTGGATCTGATCGTCACCGGACCTCTCGATGTTTTGTTTGATCGCCCAGAGACGTTTGTGATCTGGTCCGGGGCGAATGTTTCCAATCCATGCCCGTTCAATGGGTCGGTGATGATGTTACGCCCTGGACATCACCATGAAGTTTGGAATGACTTCTCCATGGAGGCGGCTAGGAAGATCAAGTACTTCGAGTTCCCCGATGATCAGGGGTGGATTGCCGAGAAGCTGCCGAACGCCGCTACTTGGCCTTGTGGCCGCAAGTCTGGCATATACGCTTTCATGAAGGCCGCCTGGCCGCCGGGGCAACTTACTCTCCCAGAGGGCACTCGCATCGTGGCCTTCCCCGGATCTCGACAGCCAAAGGATTTTACGCATCTCAAATGGGTACGCAAACATTGGAAGTAGACCCCGGGAAGGTTTGCCTGTTCATTCCGGCGGGCTTAAAGAATTTCAAGTTGAATTTATTCGAGAGGATCGGCTCGAAGGTGGCGCGTATTGTTCGTCATGATTTCAATAAGCTTGATCAATTGAGTTCTGACATACTTCCGATCGTCGGGTGCACTCCGGAGCTGCGGCCATTGATCAACAAGTGGCAGGCCAATGGTCGGCCTTGGTGCTACTGGGATCGCGGTTATATGCGGCGGGTATTCGCCACCGATCTGCCTGTGGGGTCTAGTGGAGGTTATTATCGTTGGCATATCAACTCGTTTCAGATGCAAGCGATTGATAGCGTGGCCGACGATCGTTGGAAGTCGATGCAGATCGATCTGTGGCCCTGGAACAAAAATGGTCGGCATATAGTTGTTGCTGAACCGACCCCGACCTATGCACGGTTTCACGGCATCGATGGCTGGACCGCGCGCACGATCGACCAACTAAAGAACCTGACGACGAGACCCATAGTGGTGCGGAACAAAGAGATGCAGAGGTTTGGTCGGAAGCTACACGAGGATCTGAAAGGCGCCCATGCTCTGGTTGCGCATGGATCTAACGCGGCGGTCGAGGCAGCCATCATGGGGTGTCCGGTATTCGTTGATCCGTGTTCCGCAGCGGCGCTGGTCGGAAGAACAAACCTCGAGGATATTGAGAATCCAGTATATCCGGATCGGAAGGACTGGGTCCAGTCGCTATGCTATCACCAGTTCAATGAACAAGAGCTGGTTGATGGTACTCTCTGGAGGATGCTTCATTGAATGCTCCATTAAGAGCGGGTAAACTAGACCACCTCATTGTGCTACAGCGCAAGAGCAATAGTTATTCGCCTAGTGGGGCGCCGATTGAGGCATGGTCAAATCTTGCGTCGCAGCGATGGTCTGATGTCGAGCCAATTACCGGGACCGAGCGCAGTGCTGCTCAACAATGGATTGCCCGCGAGCAGACCAAGTTCACTCTTCGTTGGTCTCCGGAGCTAGATGATTTATCTCCTCTTGATCGAGTTGTTTTTCCTTCCGATGATTCTTCTTTGAGCCCGGTGCCGTCACGTTCAATTTACGATATCATCGCGGTTCATCAACCAGACCGCTTGGTTTCCATAATCATCATGGCAGCGAGGCGAGTGGGATGAAGGATATTCGACCAGCTTTACGGACCTATTTGCTAGCTGATCCAACCATCAATGGTTTGGTTGGCGGCTACCGTATCCATCATCTTCGATTGCCACAAGATCAGGTCGACCCCTCGGTTGTTTATACAAAGATATCGGAGTTTGGTGATTACAATCAAAAGGGAGATTCCAACATTAGTCAAATGCGGATGCAGATTGATGCATGGGCGCAGAACAGCGATGCGGCCACTGAATTGGCCAACGCAGTTTTTGATAGGCTCAGTGGGGCGAATACTATAATGGATACTGTTAGATTATTTGGGTCATTTGTTGATAGTGGACGCGATGATTATGACGATGTTACTTTTTTGTATCGAAGCTCTCGTGACTATTTGCTCTGGTATCAGATATGAAGTTCAACATCAGGATAGAGGGATTGTCTGAACTCGCGGATGCCTTGGGTGATTTGCCCAAAGCGACATCAACAAACGTGCAGAAGCGGGCATTGAGAGAAGCGGCTGGTCCTATACAAGCGATGGCGCAGGCTGATGCGCCGGTCCGTACCGGAGCGCTGCGGGAAAAAATCAGGATTAGTAGCAAGCTCAGTCCAAGACAGAGCGGTTTATCTAAGAAGGAATCAAAGGTTGAAGTATATGTTGGACCGCCGTCGATGCCGCGGGCTATTGTTGCTGAGTTTGGTTCGGTAAAACAAACGCCTAAACCGTTTATGCGTCCAGCTTGGGATGCCAATAAACTTGCGGCCTTGAAAACCATTCGCGATATCTTGGCAACCGAGATAGAGAAGGCACGACAGCGAGCTTTCAAAAAGACCCAGAAGTATCTGTTGACTACTCTGACGCCTCTGTGAAAAGGAGATAGGCTATGTCAGGAGCTATGTTAGGCTATGGTTCAGTCTTCGAGGTGCAAACGGAGAACAGCCCCGATTCCTTTGTGGCGATGGCGGAGGTGATATCGATCAAGCCGCCGAGTTTCAAGCTCGATCAGATCGATGTCACTCATATGCAATCGCCTGCTCGCAATCGCGAGTTCATCTCTGGCCTCAACGATCCGGGTGAATGTTCGTTTGATATGAACTTCATCCCTGGTGCGCAGTCGGATGATCGCATTTTTGAATTGATGAACTTGCCGACTGGTGCCTCGCGCGCCCGTATTTGTCGTTGTAGCTTCCCCAACGGCACAACTTGGACGTTCAACGCGGAAGTCGTCGGCTATGAACCAACAGTCCCGGTCGATGACAAGATGACCGCCACGGTTACATTCAAGGTATCCGGTGCGATCAGCGTCGGGGTAACCTGATGATGAATCCTCATCGGGGTGATGTGTCTTTCGAAGTTGCTGGAAAGACATATACCATGCGTTTATCTCATGCCGCCTTGATCAAGGTAGAAGAGGCGTTGAACAAGAACCTTAGCCAAGTGATGACGGAGATGAGTTCTCCAGATACCATGCGGCTGGGCACCGTGGTGGTGCTTGTTTGGGCGGGATTGCAGAAGCACCATCCGACATTAACTCAGGAAGATGTAGCAAATCTTTTTGATGAGATGCCGGGTGGCGTCCAGGGAATGGTGATCATTCTTGATAAGGCTTTCTCCAAAGCGTTTGAAACAACGCTTGGGACGAAGGGCACGGACCCTACCCAAAAGCCTGGAATTGGGATCAACTCATCGTCGAGTATGTCTCCTTTGGATACAGCTATGGCTCCTTCTGGGATATCACCCCAAAGGAATTAAAGTTGTTATTTGAGGGAGCGGCAAAGAAACTTGAGCGGGAGCAGAACGCTCGTGCCTGGCAGGCCTGGCATATTGCTGCGTTGCAGCGGATGAAGAAGATGCCCGAGCTTAAGAAGTTGTTTGTCAATAATACTGAGATCCCGCGGCAGACCTGGCGCCAGCAACTTGCAACTATGCAAGCATGGGCCGCTGATCATAATGCCTTTATAGAACGGCAGAGGCTAGCCAAGGAGAACGGCGATGGCCGGTGAAGCAGTCGTTGGCGCACTACGTATTATTCTCGGAATGGATGTTGCTAGCGTTGATGACGGAACCAAACAAGCTGTTAGTAGTTTAAAGCATCTTGGCGCTGAGATATTTAAGATCGCTGCTGGATTTAACATCGGTCAAATAATTGAGCGAGCATTTGAGGCTATTAAGGAATCAATAACAGGAGCTATTGAGAACGCTGATAAGCTCGCAAAGACTTCGCAGAAGTTTGGTATTCCAATAGAAAGCCTCCAAGTTCTACAGCATGCCGCTGAACTTGCTGATGTTAGTATGGAGGAGCTAACAGTTTCATTTTCGCGACTTTCAAAGAATGCTGTTGCCGCTGAAGGACCAACTAGTCAACAAGCTGCAGCTTTTAAGGCTCTTGGTATTAGTATTAAGGATATACAGACATTACAACCCGATGAAATATTTAAGAAGGTAGCTGAGTCCATAAGCAAATATGGCGATGGCATAGGCAAGACTGCCGCCGTTCAAGCTCTGTTTGGTAGAGGTTCGGCTAATCTCATACCAATCTTGAATCAAGGCGCAGATGGGATTGATGAAGTCGCCGCTGGGATGCGGAAGTATAGCCAAATTGTTAGTACCGATACAGTTAAATCAGCAGAACATCTGAATGATACATTTAAAGAATTGGAACGTACCAAAACATCACTCATTTTAAAGATACTCGGCGATAGCGGTTTGCTTAATGCCTTTCAGCGTCTTGCTGATTCGATGTTAGAGGCGGGAGGTAGCGCCGAGAAGTTCCAACAGAATTATGGACCGTTGGTGAGTTTTATAAAGAATAGCATTAATGAAGTTGATACTTTGACGTCTAGTTATGGAAAGTTGAAGATTGCATTTCAAGAAGGTTCAACAACTGTAGTCGATAACATTAATGCTTGGATCAGATATAAGTTTGGAATTGTATCGGCAGCTGATGAGAATAAAAAGATAATTCCAGCCATCATAAATGTTAAGTCTGAGGTAGCAGATAGCGCCAAGGAATATGTGAATGCCGCCGAAGGACTAAAGGCAGCAGGGGATGCAGCGAAGAAATTTGCCCCTCAATTAAAATTTGATCCTGTAAACAGTAAACTGCTTGAAGAGTTCAACAAACGTCTTCGCGAATTGGGTGCGGCAGCTCAGGATGCCAGTGGTAGATTTGTTGGTCAACTTGCTCCTGGTTTTCTCGCTACCGCAGCTAGTATGGACATCCTTAAAGGTCAAGTTACAATACTAAATAATGGTTTGGTACAACTTGGCCCGAATGCCAAGAAACTTAATGATGAAATGCTCAGGCTTCAAGGTTTCAAGATTCAACAAGAGAACCTTGATGGCTGGACCGCTCTCCAACAAAATATCGATGCTAGTACACTTGCCCTACATAGGTCTGGCGCTACTGATGAACAAATCTTTGCCAATAAAGTTAGGTTAGCAGGCGAGGCCTCGGCGGCCTACGGCGCTTATTTTAGTAACCTTTCTCAAGGCTTCGCTGCGGCTGGGGAAAAGAATAAATCATTTGCCATTGCCGCCAAGGCGGCATCCATAGCTAGTGCAACCATAAACACTTTTGAAGCAGCGACCAAGGCATTCAATCTTTTCGGCGGTTGGCCATTGGGCGCTGCAGCTGCAGCGGCGACCGTTACCGCGGGCTTGGCGATGGTGGCGAAGATTGCCTCGACCGGCCTTGCCAAAGGCGGGTCGTTTATGGTTGGTGGAGGTCTGAGCCATGTTGATAATCAACTAGTGACGGTACCTCTGGCGTCCGGCGAGATGGTGAATGTCAAGAAAGCGGGCAGTGGCGGCGGTCCAGTTCAGGAGATAGTTTTGAGAGGGATAGGGCCAAAGGATCTTTATACCGGAGAGATGCTGCGGGGACTTTTTGATGCTCTTAATCAGGGCGCGCGTGATGGCTACAAATTAAAGGTCGCATGACATGGGCGTTTTCTATCCAACATCACCGAGTCCTTTTGCTGATAATCCGGCAGGAACGCCGCTGATTGGCTATGACAACATTATAACAGCTGCAAACATAAGCTCATCAACAGCAGCGGCAGGATTCCCAATAACCAATCTGGCAAATCCTGCAACGCATCTTCTCTGGAAGGGCGGTGTCAATACCGGCGATGAGTTCATCACTATAAATCTATCGGGTCAGGTAACCGACTATATAGCCATAGCCGGGCATAACTTTGGGACTAGTCGGATCTCGGTTACGATCACTGATGCCGGAGCATCTCCTCCTACGGTGCTCATGCCGACGACGACGCCGCCGGTCAATGACGATAGTCCTCTCATCTTCCGCTTTGCCCGAGCAGCTTATTCGCAGATCCAGATAGCCTTGAATTTGTCATTTGTTCCTGACGATGGCGCGCCACAAATTGCAGCGATGTATTGTGGTAGTTTGTTAGTTCTGGAGCGCGGCGTCAAGGTCGACGTGACCCACGTGCCGATAACATTCGGCCGGATGACCAGCGTGGTCAATGGCATGAGCGAGAGCGGCAACTTCTTGGGTCGTATCGTTCTAGCAGAGACGCGAACGACCAAGGCCGAGTTCTTTGGTTTCACGCCGGACTTCTACAGGAACAACATCGATGCCTTTCTGGATGCGGCTCAGGAGATCCCCTTCTTCTGGGCTTGGGCGCCGATAGATTATCCTTTAGAGGCGGGGTATGCCTGGCTCACCAACAATCCGCATCCAGAAGTCAGTCCAGATCATCGCCGCATCGCTTTGACCCTTGAAATGAACGGGATCGCGTGACCAAACGAATTACATATGTCGAGATTGACGTTCCGGCATTCGTACAGAATTCACCGCCGGATAGTCCGCTTCCTATGACTACCTATCGCTTCGCCATTGACGCGATGTACCTGCCGACGGCAACCATCGATGCGATCCCGAGTTTGATTGATGTGAAAATTGACCCGAGTACTATTTCCTTGGGAGGTGACCTAGGAACTAGAGCGACTGTCACTGCCAAGTTCAGGGATCACAAACACATTTTCGCCGGAGAGGCATTCAGCAGCGGGAGCTTCTGGGGCAAGTTCAGGGCCAGGTATGGCTTGAAGCTTCGCGGTTATCGATTTCGAGTAATCACTGGCAAGCTTGGCGATGATTTAGTTGATATGGAAACTCGGAATTTTATCATCGAGAGCACCGATGGACCAACAGCTAACGGAACTTATGAGATAATTGCCAAGGATGTCTTGAAGCTTGCCGATGGAGATCGAGCGCAGTGTCCAGTGCTTTCTAATGGATTTTTATCTGCTAACATAGCAACTGGTACAACAAATATAACTCTGCAGCCAGCTGGTGTTGGTGCTCAATACCCATCAGGATCGCCGACAAATTTTTATGTCAACATCGGAGGAAATGAGATTGCGCTGTGTACCAATCGGGCGGCGGACGTTATTACCGTTACCCGTGCCCAGCTCAATACTATCGCGGTAGCTCATACTGCTGGTGATAGAGTGCAATTGGTCAAGGATTATCAGGCCGATAGTCCGGCCGATATCATAAATGATTTGCTGGTAAACTTTGCTGGGGTACCACAATCAAACATAACCTTGGCTAGCTGGCAGGCGGAAATAACTACTTATCTGAATACGGTTTATACTGCATTCATTGCTGAACCTACATCGGTATCTGATTTGATTTCCGAATTGATTGAGCAAGCTGGATTAGTTCTTTGGTGGGATGATATTGCTCAGCAGGTGCGGCTTCAGGTTCTGCGTCCAGTCGCTTCAGATGCCGATATATTTGATCAGACCAATTACCTGGCTGGTTCTTTGAAAGTAGCAGAGCAACCAGAAAAAAGGCTTAGTCAAGTCTATACTTATTTTGGAAAGATCAATCCTACTCTCGCTAATGATCGCATTGATAATTACAGCTCTACATCTTTCAAACAGAGCACAGCAGCAGAGGCCAGTTATGGTTCTGCGGTCATTAAGAAAGTGTTTTCGCGCTGGATACCGGTTGGTGGAAGGGCGGTTGCTGACACTCTTGGAAGTTTATTGTTGAACCGATTTGTTGATCCGCCACGCCGTATATCTTTTAACATTTTGCGTGGCTCTATGGCGAATGATCCAATCTTGGGCGTCGGTTATCAGATCAGCGGCTATCCGTTTCAAAACAGCGATGGCAGTGCCACCTCCGTTCCTGGGCAAATAACCCAGCTTAATCCCCGTCCAGATTATTTTGAGATTGAGGTTGAAGAGATTTTCGGCACTGTGGCTGTAACATCACCAGACAATCATGTCATTATTTACGACACCAGTATCAATAATGTTAACCTGCGAACGACGCATGATTCTCTTTATGGAGCACCGACATCTGGAACCACAATAACAGTTACGATTAATGCCGGAGTGATCATTGGATCGACTACGGCCGGCACTTCTGGCTTTGCGCTAGATATTGGATCATGGCCTGCTGGGGTGACGATAAACATAACTAATCTTGGTCGTATCCAAGGAAAAGGCGGCAATGGTGGTAGTGGCGAAGGCGTAGCAGGAGGAGTTGGCGGCACAGCATTGAGAACAACTGTTGCTATAAATATTGATAA